AGTTTTAGGTGAAGTATATAAATTACAAAGTTTATTATTAAAATTATTTCAATCTAATGTTGAACAACCTCCAAGACAGACAATATATCTTGCATCTGATAATAATGGTATAATGTTAGAAACGTGGCCGTCTATTATTCAATCTCATTTTGTTTTAGAAGATAGCCAAGATTATAATGATTATCTTATTCAAGAGTTTGCTGTTATATCAGAAACTGTTAATTAAATAATAAAAATGGCCAATAGAAAAATATCAGACTTAGATTATGCGTTCGCTGATCAAATCGAGCCAAACGATGTACTTACGTTTGTTGATGTAGACGAAACTGTCGTTGAAAATATTAACAAGAATGTAACATTTGATGAGTTTGGTAAGTATCTAAAAGAATATACTAACCTATTTCCTATTCCATTTAACACACAATACATAATGCCTGATGCATATATTAACGGGGTAAAAACTCCAATATCATCAAAAGTAGCTGGCCAAACAGTTAACTTAGCTGATGTTGCTGCATTTAAATTTGACCAATATGGTAGAGTGTATGATTATACTAGTGATACAGAACCAAGTGCTTCTGAAGAAATTTTAATGGCTTCTGGATCGGCTGCTACTTGGTATAAAACTAGAATTACAGAAAATTTTAACTCCCCTCAACCGGCTTCAATAGTAGATAATGCGGTCGGTGTAGGTAGTAGCAACGCTGGGTATTTTAATCAATATAGTTTTTGGAACCCTAAAGTAGGAAACGGAGCAGCAAGTAATGCTCAAAAAATAAATTACAGTGATGGTAGACAAAACGATTATGATTGGACATATTTGTTTAGCAAAAGTTATGAAAATGTTGTAACTACTAAAATAGAAATGAGCCAAACTAATGACAATAGTTTACCAAGATTATACAAATCTAATTATACGTTATACATTTATTGGAGTACAGGTAAGGTAATTGGAAGCGGTATGGTCGCTGGTAATGAAAATTATAATTATTCGGTTATTTTTAACGATTCTATTACACAAGGAGTAAAAACTATTATAGGAGTTATGAATCAAGCAACTGTAAAAGTTGTTGAAAATCCAAAAATTATTATTGACGGTCAAAATAAAAAGATTTTAGGTCTACCTTTAGGTACCGTTATAAGAACCCGAAATAATACATATCTTAATAATAATGTAAATGTAAGTTTAATTTTAACTAACTATTTCTAATGCCTAAACAGAGTATTACACAACTTTTATCTGCATCTAAAGATCAAATTTCTTATGATGATCTTTTAATCGGTACTGCTCCAAAAGATTTTAATTATAATCTTAATACAGAATCATTAGTAGGTTATTTAAAAAATTATTCAACTTCTATTTTTCCTGTACCTTTAAACAATACATATATAAATTTTAACAATACTAATTCCTCTGTCTCACTTTCAAAAAAAATAAAAAGTGAAATTGAAAGTGTAACCTTTGATAATTATGGTAATGTTATATCTATTGCATCTAAAACAAGAAAAAATTCAGTAGTTGATACATTTCAAGGTACTATAGCTTTATCTATCGGTTCTAATTATACCGGCAATTTAGGTTTAGGTTATTTTTATAACAACAACCCTTTAGCATCAAATAGTGAAAATGTAATTACTAATAAAGTTGTAAGTAGATCTTCTAACAATTCTAATATTGAATCAGGTACTTGGAGTTTACTTTTTGATAAACCTTTCAACTATTCAAAATCAATTGTTACTTATTACCACGGTAGATTAGATAATTCCGAGAGCAAGGAACAAATTACTAATTTTAAATTTATAATTTATTGGGACGGGGAAAACAATACTAAAATATTAGGTACCGGTACTATTGGTACTAATCCTTCTAATAGTGAATCTGGTTCTTATATCTGGAAAAGACAATCAGTAAAAGATAATACATTAATTCACCCTATGCCAGCTTTTTTTGGTAGAAACGGGTCGGGTTTAGAGTATCAAAATAGGTTTAATAAAAATATGGCAATTGAAGTAGACGGTAAAAATAAACTTATAAAAAAATTACCAGTTACTGCTTATGTGCCGAATTCTAATAGAGTAACTCACGCCGTGTCGGTTACAATAGAGTCGTTTGCTTAAATATTTCTATGGCAACCGTAATCGACTGCAGTCAAGCAATGCCCTTGAGTTCTTTTTACTCTACTAACCTAAACAATGTTATTTGTGGTTATAGTAGATTAGGAGAACGCATTTCAAGATCTTTAGGAGCTCCATTAATTAACGTAGAAATTCATCAAGATCAGCTTTATGAAAACATAAGCATAGCTGTTGAAATGTTTACAAAGTTTGCTGGTTATACTAGAGAATATATCATTTTTAACTCCGACTTGTATGAAAGAGGTAAGGGTATAAGAATGGATGTTTTATTTTCTGCTAGAAGAGATTCAGATTTTTCCGATTACAAAACAAAAATTGCCACAACAGAAGCTCAAAAATTAAATCCCAATTTCAATTTCAGATACGAAGAAAAATGCGGTAAACAATTTGCTCCTTTATATAGTTTGAGTAAAATGGTTATTGGTGAAGCAGCCAACCCATACATTTATCAAGTTGGTGATAATTTAAAACCTAATCAATTAGAGTTAAATCAAGCTTATGATTATCTTTTAGATGATTATAGAAAAGTTGTTTCAGTTCGCGGATTTGAAGTAGGTTCCTCTGATGGTGTTAACACTTTATTCACAATTGAACAAACTTTAGCTCAACAAACATACTTCAGTTACTCAATGGGTAATTATGGATTTGATCTTATAAGTTGGTACACTCTTAAGAATTGGCTTGATACGAGAGAGAAAATGTTAGCATTGAGAAAAGCTATAAACTTTAATGATCGTACTCAAATGATGCAAATGTACCCAGAACCAAAAGACGAACAGTTTTGGGGTACTTTAGAATGTTATGTCGAAAAACCTATTGCGTGGGTCATAAAAGAAGAATGGGTTTACCAATACGCTCTTGCGTTATCCAAAATTGTAGTTGGTAGGGTAAGAGGTAAATACGGTAATGTTCAGCTATTTGGAGGCGGTGTTCTCAATTATGATTTATTAGAAGAAGGTCGAACTGAAAAAGAAAGATTAGAAGAGCAACTCTATACTGGAGCGTCTCCAGGTATGGGTGATGCTGAACCGACCTTGTTCTTGATTGGATAGTTTTAAATAAAAATATGCCTTTTAAACAAGGAGTTTTTAGACCAAAACTGAGGGAAAAATATAAAGGAAAGTCCTTACCAGTTTACAGATCTGGGTGGGAATTAAAATTTTTCCGTTGGTGTGACTGCAATCCAAACATTGTTGCATGGAACAGTGAAGGTGTAATTATTCCTTATCAAAGCCCATTAGATGGTAGGATTCACCGTTATTTCGTTGATGGTCTCATATCTATAAAAGAGTCATCAGGTACTAAAACTTATCTAATTGAAATTAAACCCTCCTCACAAGTCAAAGCTCCACAACCTAAAAAATATAAGCGTAAAAGTACAATGCTTTATGAGCAAAAAACGTGGGTTGTTAATCAAGCTAAGTGGGAAGCAGCAGAAAAATGGGCTAAGAAAAAAGGTATTGAGTTCAAAATACTTACAGAAAAAGAGCTTAATTGCTGAAAAAATTAAATTATAGTATAAATAATAAATAAGATGTCTTTCAGATTATTAGTTGAAAATCCGGCGCCTAAAGAGGCTTTTGAGTACATCGTCGAAGAGAAAAGCACTGGCTCAGGTCAAACGCTTTATATCAAAGGCCCTTACATGATGGCTGAAGACGTTAACCGTAACAAACGATTCTATCCCAGAGACGAATTACAACGTGAAGTTGATCGTTATATGAGAGAAATGGTTAATGAGAACAGAAGTATGGGTGAATTAAACCACCCAACATCTGCTGAAGTTGACCTAGAACGTGCTTGCCATATGGTAACTGACTTGTGGTCAGAAGGTAATATGTTCTATGGTAAGTCAAAAGTACTTTCTACACCATGTGGTCAAATCGTTAAGAGTTTAATCAATGACGGTGTAAAAGTCGGTATGAGCTCAAGGGCATTAGGTCAATTATCCGAAGAAAAAACCAGACCTGGTGTTAGTAGGGTTTCTGAAATGAGATTGGTCGCAGTTGATTGTGTATCCGATCCTTCTTGCCCAAAAGCATTCGTTAATGGTATATTAGAATCTAAGCAATTTGTGTTAGCTAAGGATGGAAGATGGGAAGAATCTTATGATACATTCGAAGAAAGTATTAAAACTTTACCTAAAAAAGAATTGAATGATTATTTAAGAGACCAAATTATTGACTTTTTAGATAAAATTGGACGGTAAAGCATAAATATTAGATATAAATCTTATGATTCAACAGCGTAAAGAAATTAAAAATTTTGTAAAGAATATTATCAATGGCGAATATAAAAATGCTCATGATAATTTACGATCTGTTGTAGAAGACAAAATGAAGCACAAGATCAATAAAGCTTCTAAAAAGAAACTATTTTAATATGGAAAACATCAAAGATATACTCCAAGAAAAAGCTCAAGACATCCTCACTGAGGAAACATTGCAGCAGATTGAAGAAGCGTTTAACAAGAAGGTTCAGCTTCATGTTGAGGCTGCTCTCGTCAAACAGGATGACGAATATGCTAACAAGCTTGAGCATTTGCTTGAAGCCATTGATATTGACCACTCTAAGAAGCTAGACAAAGTTGTCGAAGCAATTGATAAGAACCATTCTGATAAAATGATCAAAGTGGTTGAGAAATACAGCAAAGCTCTCACACAAGAAGCTTCTGAATTTAAGAGTGATATCGTTAATAAGGTTAGTAAATACCTTGATGTCTATCTTGAGAAACTTGTTCCTCAGAAAAGTATTAATGAGGCAGTTAAGAATAAGAGATCAGCTAAAATGCTATCTGAGTTACGTGGTGTACTTGCAGTTGATGCTGCTTTACAGAAGAATGCAATTAAAGATGCAATCGTTGATGGTAAAGCTAGAATTGACGAGTCCACTAATAAAGTTAATGAAATCAGCTCTATTGCTGAAAAATTAGCTAAAGAAAATGCTAGACTTAAGTCTCAGTTGACACTTGAAAGTAAGTGCTCCGAATTATCTGAAGACAAAGCTGCGTTTTGTAAGAAAGTCCTCTCTGGCAAATCTGCCAAATTTATTAATGAGAACTTTGATTATACATTGAAGATGTTTGATAAAAATCATGAAGAGCATCTTGAAGTTTTGCATGAGCAAGCAAAAAGACAGAATTCCGTTTCTAAGGACGTTGACAGACCTACCCAAGTTATTAGTGAGTCTGCAAAGCAACAGTCTAAGAAATCTGAGAATCCTTACTTTAACGCTTACTTAGGCGAGCTCGGTAAGTATTAATCTCATTGATAGATACCCTTTTATAAGAATTTCCAGCGCTCTTGGTAGAGTGCTTACAAACCCGTATACATAAAACTATGAATACTATTAAACCCTCAGAAGCCTATATCGATCAGAATAGGGCTAAAGCATTGTTAGAAAAATGGGGTCCTGTATTGGACTACAAATCTGATAATGTCAAAGAAATCACAGACGACCATCAGCGTCTGAGTACGGCTATGCTCTTGGAAAACCAAGAGGCATGGTGTTTAAACGAGAATGGTAACTACGCAGGCGGAACAGGATCTGCTCTTAGCAATGGTAGTGTTAACATCGGTCAGTATGGCAATCAGATCCCTAACTCTTACAGTCAGGGTGACACATACGCAACTGGTGACTTCCGTTTGCCTAAGATTCTTATTCCTATGATTCGTCGTACCTTCCCTGAGTTGATTACTAACGAAATCGTTGGTGTTCAGCCTATGAGTGGTCCCGTTGGCTTA